CGACCGCTGACGCGGTGATCTTTCCCAGCCTCGCTTCGAACCAAGCTTCGCTTAACTGTTCCATGTGGTATCTCCATTTAGGCCGGGGCCATTTTCTTTGTGCCATTGACTATGGCAGGCTACGCAAAGCCACCGCACATCTAAGGGATGATCGTAATTGTCGTGGTGACCATGTATTCGCCCAACTGCGCCACACTCTTGGCACGCGTCGGGCTTGCTTAGCTTTCCATCTCGAACGGCGTTGCCTACGGCGTTTCGCGCTTTAGACTTTTTGGGAAACCGCTCTTTGTATTCTCTCTGATGTTCCAGCGTTTGACGTGATCCACGGTTGCGGTCGTAGGCCCGATAGTAATCAATTCTCTTAGAGCGATTGTCCGTGACATCTGACTTATTGCAATCTTTGCACTTATTCACGTGCCCATCTGCCATCCGTGGGTGCCGATAAAACTCGCTTAGAGGCTTATCGGCACCGCACTTAAAACAAGGCTTTGACGAGGCAATTTGTTTGTTTTCCATGGCCTCGCCTAACTTAGAAACGAAGCAAAGTCGATTAGAAGGGTATGCCGAAATCATCATCGTCTCCGAGATGAGTATCAACCTTTTTTGCCTTGCCGACCACAAGTTCCGTCCCTTCGCAGGGCTTCACATCGCGCACCCAGTTGCCGCTCATCGGCCCATCGCGGCCTTCCATTTCCCAAACTTCGACAGACAGCACCATTTGCTTGTCGGCAAGCGCCACCAGCAGTTCGTCGTCGGACGGTTCCACGCCTTTTGCTGCCAGCTTTCCGCCTGCCAAAGCATCGATCTTGGCGAGCATCCGCAAAGCCTTGTCGCGCTTGTCGCCGGGGTTCTTGGCGTTCGGGTCGTTATCTTCCACCCACAACTTGGTGAAGATCACCCGGCGCGCCACTTCATCCGGCTTCACCACGTCCCAGCGCAGCTTAACGTAGCGGTCGCCATCCTGCGTCTTGTCCCACTTGGCTTCCTTGATGAAGGCGCGAACCTTAGAACCAGCGGGGATGGGTTCCATGTTGTTTTCGGGCGGGGTGTATTGCTGCCGCTGTTCGGCAGTCTGTGCGGCAAGGTTTTCGCCGGTTGATACGCTCCAGAATGACATTATGCTTTCTCCTGTTCTTCGGCCTTCACGGCCTTGGCTTTGATGCGCTGCGTAATACCCAGCGCGTCGGCAAGCGGGTTTGTGCCTTCGGCGAACGGCAATGGCGCGGTGATGCCCAGCCCGTTCTTCGACACAGATGCGGCGGTGGCGTGACACACGAACTCACGGTCGCCAGTGCTCACGACTTTCTTGCGTTCGCCGTCATCGCCGCGCAATGCAGCCGCCAAGCGGACAAAACCCACAACGTCCACATCATCCACGAACGGCGCGATCGACTTGTTGTTGAGCCGCAAGGAATGGCGCTGATAATCGTCGGTATCGGGAAGCCGTATGGTTTCCAGATCGGCATGGGCAATAAAGATCACTGCCATCTGGCGACGTTCGTTCAATGCCCCTGCGGCCCTGCGGACGCGGTGCTGCATTGCTGCCAATGCCTGAAAGCCCGCGCCATAGCCGCCAAGCGCGGTTGACAACGTTTTGGCGCGGCCATCCTTTTCCAGAATTTCGCGGGTAAACACTTCTTCCAGCTTGGTGACGCTGTCGATCACAATCGTGCTGTAGTCATGTTCTTCCTTGAGCAGCGCCATCATTTGGTCAAACAGTTGTTCGCTGCTACCTGCGACGGGGAATGCGTCGGGAGTTTCCACCTTCTTGCTGATGCGCCCAACGCCGTCTTCGACGCGGATAAAGATGGGTTTCGGGAAAGTTGCGGCAAGTGAAGTCTTGCCGGTTCCTGCTTCACCTACGATCGTAATGACCGGAGGACGCGGGGCAGGCTTCGCAATTGTGCTAAGCAATGTCATTCGGTTTCTCCACATTGGGATTGATCGGCAGGACGATCCACTAACGCTGCGAGGCCTTGCCTAGCGGTGAAATATCGCTAAGGTCAAGCGGTAACTGACATAGGAAACCTAAGATGCTAACGACGCAAGAAATTGCTGAGCGGCTCAAGGACAGGCGGATACCCCTTGTCTCTAAGGCCACAGGCATTCACCATAACACAATCGCAGCAATCAGAGACGGCAAGACAGCAGACCCCTCGCACAGAGTTATAAAAGCCCTGTCGGACTATTTTGATGGGACGCCTGCGCCATGAATATAATCAGCAAAAAGTCGGCTTTAGAGCAGGGCTTAAAGCGGTACTTTACAGGTGCCCCGTGCAAGTATGGCCATGTTGCCGAGAGGCACGCTGCCAATTCCTGTTGTGTTGAATGCAATCAGGAGAATTACAGGCTTTGGAGCAAAAATAATCCAGGCAGGGAAAGAGAAAGAAGCAGAAAAAAAAGGGCTTCCGATCCCAAGAAATATCGAGAATATCACAAGTGCCTAAGGCTCAAAAATAGAGAAAAAGAAAACGAACGAAACAGAAAATGGCATGCTCTCAACAAACAAAAAGTTAGCCTGAGAAAGAAAGCGTGGCGGATGGGAAATCCAGAAAAAGCCGCCCTCTTGGATCGAGCAAAGGATGCGCGAAGGAGGTCTTTTAAAAAGCAGGCGTTTGGCAGCCATAATGCAAAAGATATTTTAGATTTGCTTTTAAAGCAGAGGAATGAATGCGCAGGATGCCGCGTTTCTTTAGCATCTGGATATCACGTAGATCACATAGTCCCCCTATCCCGCGGAGGCGGGAACGGCATTGAGAACATTCAATGTCTTTGCCCCCCGTGTAATTTATCGAAGGGCGCTTTAACAATGGAAGAGTGGCGCGAGAGGCAACCTCAATGATGGCTGACAAAGGCAAAGACAACTTCGCGCCCTTGATGCGTGAAGTCGCCACCCGCCTGCTAGGCAAGCCAACATCACAGCGCGGGCAAGAGTTGCGCTACGGTAAACAGGGAAGCCTCTCAATTGATCTGGGAAAAGGCACGTTCTTTGACCACGAAGCCTGCGAAGGCGGCGGCGTAATCGACCTTATACGGCGCCAAAACGGCGGCAATGCTGCCAGCGCCATGGCATGGCTTGAACATCAAGGACTGCGAGACACAAAGCCCCAAGGCAATGTGATCGACCGCAGCTTGCGCGGTTTCTGGGTGGCAAGCGATGGTTCGGATGTCCGCATCGTTAGCGAACCTGCCGAGGTGCACGGCGTCAAACTGAAGCCGGGGCAAGAGATTGTCGCTACGTTCAACTATTTCGACAGGGATGGTGCGCTGCTTTACCGCAGCCACCGGATTGAACCAGGAGACAACGGGGCGCGCAAGACATTCCGACAAGACAGGCCGGACGGGCAAGGTGGTTGGGCATCGAACGCAGGTGATGCCCGCGCGCCATATCGCCTGCCGGAGTTGCTGGCGTCAGATGGCCCCGTTTATCTGGTGGAAGGCGAGGCACAAGCGGACAAGCTGGCAAGCTGGGGATTGACTGCTACGTCCCTTAAAAACTGGTGTGAGGACTTTGCGCAAGCCGTTACGGGGCGTGCCGTTTACATTTTGCCGGACAATGACGCTGCTGGCGCAAAGCAGGCGCAAAAGGCGCGCACGCTGTTGGAACAAGCCGCGTGCCGCGTTGTCGAAGTCACACTGCCGGGATTGCCTGACAAGGGGGATGTTCTCGATTGGGAAGGCAACGCAGATGATCTGGCGGCGCTTATTGGTAAGACCGGATTGCCGCACCCTTCATTGCCGTTTGTCTGGTTCGAGGATGCGAAGCCCAACCTGGACGCAAACGACTTTATAGAAGGGATGCTGACGGATGGTTCAATGTCGGTTATTTACGGCCCTTCCAACTGCGGCAAGACGTTCTTTGTGATTGACCTTGCCCTGCACGTTGCATGGGGCAAGCAATGGCGGGGCCGCGAAGTGGAGCGCGGCGCTATCGTGTATCTTTCCCTTGAAGGCGCGCAAGGTGTGCAAAACCGCATGGCTGCATTTAGCGAACATCACAAATGCGGCCCGCTGCCGTTTGTCGCCATGCCCAAGCCTATCAACCTTCTAAATGACGATGCAGACGTGCGAGCCGTGATCCAGCTTGTCGAATATGTTGGGGCAAAAACCGAACTCCCCGTCCGCATGGTGATTGTCGATACCTTGAGCCGCGCTATGGCAGGAGGGAACGAAAATTCGTCAGAGGACATGACGGGCATGATCGGCAATTGCGACCGCATCAAGCACGCTACAGGCTCGCACGTCTGCATTGTCCACCACAGCGGCAAGGAAGAGGCAAGAGGCGCACGCGGGCACTCTTCTTTGCGCGCCGCCACCGATACCGAGATTGAAATCAAGCGCGACCCGGAAGTCACGCGCAGCATCGTGAAGGTGGTCAAGCAGCGCGATCTAGAGGCGATTGATCCGCTCGCCTTCACGCTTAAAAGCGTGATGCTGGGCACTAATCGGCGCGGCAAACCTGTCACCTCTTGCGTGGTTCTGGATGCCGAAGAAACCATCACGCTAGGGCGCTTCCAGGGCCTGTCAGGCAAGGAGCGCGAAGCCCTGGAGGTGCTGTGCGAACTGATCGAAGCCCGCTCAATCGACCCCCAAACAGGCGAAATTTCGGCTGTCCCGGCACCTGTTTTTACGGGTGATTGGAAGCAGGCACTTGGGACAACCGGGACAATCAGCCGGGACAATCAGGAAACCGCGCGCCGCCAATTCAATCGGCTTCTCACTACATTGAAAAACAAAGGGAAAATTGCTTCTGATCGCACAAGCGTAAGCCTTCCGGCGGACAATCGGGACAAGACGGGACAATGAACGGGACAAAAAAACGACAAGGGTGGCAGCCGGGACAAACGGGACACCACCCTTTAGGGGTGTCCCGTTGTCCCGCCCCAGCCTCGCAACTCTTATTCAAACGCAGAAAGGAACTGACATGAACCACGAAACCGAAAGGACTGAAGCTATGGCTTGCAAGATGACCGACGAACAAATGAAAGGCATTGATGAGGCATCCGCGCACGCCGCCATCCTGATTGCCAAACAAGTTCACGAAGCAGGCGGATCCCTCGGCAGTGCCCGAGAAGCTGCGATTGTTGCATTCACTGCCGGGTTTGATGCGCAGGCCGCTGCGATCTTGGCGGGGGATGCGTGATGGCTCCCGCGCCCAACTCCGACCCAGAACTTACAGCCAAGGCCCGCATCCTGTACGCGTCCCGTAACAACCCAGCGCACCGCAGAGCAATCGAACGCGGCGATTGGGACAAGTGGGGCGCAATGCAACGGGCCGAACGCGATGTGCTGGCGCAGCTAATCCGTGAGCGAACCGCAGGAGGTGACGAATGACCGCACGACGCAAACGCAAGCCGGTGCGCAGCCCGTTGGATGCTGGCGACCGGCCCACAATCGAGCAAATCCGCAACGGCGACTTTGAGCGGGACTTTGTGACCCATGCCGAAAGCAACACGAAGGCAATGGCCTTTCGGCGCAAGGACAACTCGATCATTGAAACCTGGCACAAGCAAGGCGCGGTCGGTTTTGAGGAACCAGCGATGCGGGCGATTGCCGATTGCATCACGTTTTGGGGGCGTATGGGTGAGCCCCGCGTGACTGCCAACTACGGTGAGCGCACTGCCTCATCTACGCACGGGGAAGGCTACACACAACAAGAGGCGGCGGATGAGATTGCTTTCCGCAAGAAGCTGGTGCCACGCACCTATTGGAACGTTTTTGAGAACGTAGTCCGGCACAATGAGCCAGCAGGTGTGGCAGGTTCGCGGTTTGCCAGCACCAGGCCGCAGCAGATCGCCAGCGCCCGTGCAATTGTGGGTCTGGTGGCTAACGTCATTGCGATGCGAATGGGCTATTGACCTTAAACTAAAACCGTGGTAAGCGACCACCATATCTTATTGCGCCTCGCAGCCACACCCGGCTTGCGGGCGCTTTGCGTTAGGGCGTTCGCGTCCTGCCCAACATCCTGTGCCGGACAATCCAAGATAGCGGCGTGGTGCGGGCGAATATACCGATGGGGCCGACTTTCTAGCGGTTCTGATGCTCGGCGCGGGGATAGGTAGGCTGTGGCGGTAACACCTCGCAACCCGCACACACTGGCGGCAAGGCAATCGCCAGGCAAACACCATCCTACATTTCCTTACTAGCGGCGAGAGTGTCGAGTTCAGTGGGCCTGAGAGCCTGCGCAAGTTTGTTAGGGGCGAATGATGGGTAACCGCCAGCAAATCACGCCAGAGCACATCGAGGCCGCTTGCACAATGATGTCAGAGGGTAAAAGCCTTCGCGCTGCGTGCAAGGAACTAGGCATAAACGAAAGCAGCGTCCGGTATCATTTGAATAAGGACGGCGACGCATTCACGCATTCCGCACGCGCGCGAGAATTGGGCTGCGATGCTTTGGCTGATGAATGCCTTGAGATTGCGGACGACAAGACAATCGACCCGGCTGACAAGCGCATTATGGTGGACACACGCATTCGCCTGATCGGCAAGTGGTCGCAGCGTTACAGTGACAAGCTTATGGTGCAGAACAACACGACGGTGACGCATCGGTATGACCTCGAAAATCTCCCCGACGCGGAACTTGACCAGCTTGAGCGCATCCTTGCCCACGCTAGAGCAAGTGAGGGCGGCGAGGTCGCGACGGAAGCTTCTAAGCTTCACTGAATACACCAAGAGCAATTACGAGCGGGCTGCGCACCACGAATTGATCGCCGAGAAGCTGGAAGCGGTTGAACGCGGCGAGATTGACCGGCTGATGATCTTCATGCCACCGAGGCATGGCAAGTCCGAGCTGGTGTCGGTTCGCTTCCCTGCCTGGTATTTGGGGCGCAACCCGTCGCACCAGATCATCGCGGCAAGCTACGCGCACAAGCTGGCGGCGAAGTTCGGGCGGCAGGTTCGCAACCTGATCGCGGCGAAAGAGTTTCAATCGGTGTTTCCCGGCGTATCGCTGGCACCGGATAGCGAAGCCAGAGACCTGTTCAGCACCTCGCACGAAGGCGCATATCTGGCGACCGGCGTTGATGGTTCGGTCACTGGTTCGGGCGCGCATATCGCTATCATTGATGACCCTGTGAAGGGGCGCAAAGAGGCGGAAAGCGAAACCGTCCGTGATACGGCATGGGATTGGTATCAGGGCGACCTTTACACCCGCTTGATGCCTGACTCGGCCATAGTGGTTTGTCAGACTCGCTGGCACCAGGACGATCTATCTGGCCGCATTCTTGAGAACGAAGGGCGGATTGAAGACGGCGGGCAATGGACGGTTCTGGAACTGCCCGCGCTGCACCCTGATCGTGGTGCGCTGTGGCCCGAATGGTATAATGTGGAGACGCTGGAGCGCATCCGGCAGGCGATTGGCCCGCGCGACTTTTCGGCGCTGTATCAGCAGCAGCCGCAACCGGACGAAGGCACGTTCTTTCAGCGCGGATGGTTCAAGAGTTACGACAAGCTGCCGAATTGCCGCTATTACATCACGACCGATTTTGCGGTCACAGACGGCGGCGGGGACTACACTGTCCTGACCGTGTGGGGGATTGCAAGTAATGGCGACATCTACCGCGCGGCGCAATGGAAAGACCGCACTGCTAGCGACGTCTGGATTGAACGGCTGCTTGATCTTATCGCCCGGTGGAAGCCCCTGTGTTGCTTCGGCGAAAGCGGTGTTATTCAAAAGGCTGTTGAGCCTATCCTCAAAAGGCGAAGCCGGGAGCGTGGAGTTTACTGTCGCTGGGAATGGCTCCCGTCCGTCAGCGATAAGCCGACACGAGCGCGCTCTTTCCAGGCGCTTGCGGCGTCCGGTCGCGTCCATTTCGAGCGAAGTGCGGATTTAAGCGAGTTTCTGGTGTTTCCCGCAGGCAAGCATGATGATGAGGTTGATACCGCCAGCCTGATCGGGCGGGCGATTGACCAGGCGCATCCGGCGATTGTGCGCGAGCAAGCTAAAGCCAAGCGGCGTGACCGTTGGGATCGTGATGACGAAGAGGACGTAAATTGGAAAACGATCTGATGCGTCACGCAGTGGAAGCTAAACGACTGTGCGCTGACGCTATCGCTGCGCTTTATGCGTGGTTGCAGCGCATGGGCTGGCGGCTGCGGCGCATTTGGGGGCGGTTGAATGGAAGCTGATCTTACCGTCCAGTCATTCATTACTGACTTTGAGGACGCAGAGCGCATCACCTATGACGCGCGCGCCAAGTCGGAGCAGTGCCGTGATTACTTTGACGACAAGCAACTGACCGAAAAGGAACGCACCGCACTGGAAAAGCGCGGGCAACCGGCTGTCATTTTCAATGAGATCAAGCCCAAGGTCAAGACGATGCTGGGGCTGGAAAAGCAGACGCGCAAAGACCCCAAGGCATTCCCGCGCAATTCTGCCGACGAGGACGCTGCACGTGCCTGCACTGACGCCATCCGGTTTGTGTGCGATGATAGCCGGTGGGATGATGTGCGATCGGCTGCTGCCAAGAACATTGCGATTGAAGGCACGGGCGCTGTGTTTGTGGGCGTTAAGCCTATCAAGGTAACGCGCGGGCAACTGATGCGCGGTTCGTCAATGACACCGCCGATGCAATACGACCCTGAAATTCGCAAGGTTGCGTGGGATCGGTTCTATTACGACCCGTATAGCGCCGATGATGACTTCGGTGACGCGCAATTCAAGGGGCTGGTGGTTTGGCTTGACCTTGACGAAGCGCGCAAGTTGTTTCCCGACGCGGACGACGTAATCCTTGACACGTGGAAATCGTCCAGCGCGGGTGAAACCTATGACGACAAGCCAAAGTATAAGACATGGGCGGATCACAAGCGCCGCCGCGTAAGGCTTTGCGAGCATTATTTCCGTGACGGCGATGCGTGGATGTATTGCGTATTTACCGGCGCGGGCTTCCTGATCGAGCCGGGGCCGTCGCCCTATCTTGGTGAGGACGGCCAGCCCGAATGCCCGATCAAGGCTATCTCGCTCTACGTTGACCGCGACAATAACCGCTACGGCGAAGTGCAGTCAATGATTAGCCCGCAGGATGAGATCAACAAGCGGCGGTCAAAGGCGCTGCATACGTCTAACACGCGGCAGCTTCGGGTGTCGCCTGCAGCGGGCATGAGCGCGGATAAGGTGCGCAAGGAACTGGCGCGTCCTGACGGCGTGTTTGTGGGTGAGCAGGGGGACGTTGAAGTCCTCGGCACGACAGATATGCTGATGGGCAACCTGAACCTGATGCAAGATGCACGGGAACACATTCATCGCGTCGGCGCAAATAGCGCAATGGCTGGCAAGGACGTGGGCAGTTCATCGGGCAAGGCAATTGCGTTGCAGCAGATGGGCGGCATGACCGAGGCTGCGGACTATTTGGACGCAATCCGTCGCTTGTCGCTGGAAGTTTACCGTTCGGTGTGGGCGCGCGTTCGCCAGTTTTGGACGGATGAACGCTGGGTCAGGGTTACGGACGACGAATTGAACGTGCGGTTTGTGGGCCTCAACCAGCCTGTCACCGCATTGCAGGCGATTGCCAAGCAAATGGGCGTGACCAAGGACAACGCCGACAAAGCGCCGCCTGAAGTGCAACAGCAGCTTCAAATGCTGGCGCAAGACCCGCGTTCGCAGATGGTGGTTGCGGTTGAGAACAACGTCACTGAATTGGACGTGGACATTCTGGTTGATGAGGGCGTTGATACGCCGACGATCCAAGCCGAACAGTTCGACACGCTATCCAAGATGGTCGGCACGGCACCGACGCCTGAAATTGGCGCGAAGATCTGGGAACTGCTCATTCGCAACAGTTCTTTCCGCGACAAGGGTGAGATTATCGAAACCATGTCGAAGGGGCCAAGCCCTGAACAGCATCAAATGATACAAATGATGCAGCAAATTCAGGCACAGCTTGCGCAGTTTGAAGTGGTTCAAAAGCAGGCCGATATTGAGAAGACGCAGAGCGAAACCGCTGAAAACCTGGCGCAAGCGCGGGCCATTAGCGAACGCGCGCAGATCGACGCGTTCAAGACCGGCGCGGGGATCGCCGCTTAACAAGTTTCAACGTCGTGAAGACGTGGAGGGTGCCGCCGACCAACGGGCGTTCTGAAAGTGCCGCCGACTATAACGGGCGTTAGGTGCAACATGGCATACAAGAGCCTCGATAACATTCTGAACGAAGACAGCGACACCAATGCGGACATTCGGCCAGCAATGCCCGAACCGCAGGACACGGGCGATACGCCGCAACCAGAGCCTGCACAGGCCGAGGAACCGGAAGCAGGGACGCCGCCTGCTGAAGACGCGCGCAAGGCTGGCCTGGAGGCTGGGATTGTCGCCGAACGCAAGAAACGTCAGGAGATTGAAGCGCAGCTTGACCAATTGCGCCGTGAAATGGCTGCAAGGCCGCAGGAACCTGCACCGCCACCGCCTTCCATTTGGGAGGATGAGGCGGGCGCATTGGGTCACGTAAAGCAAGATGCTGTGTCAATCGCCGTCCAACAGGCCACGTTCCACGCGCGGCTTGATATGTCGGAAATGATGGCACGCCAGACGCATTCGGACTTCGAAGAAATGAAGGCCGAGTTTGTCAAGATGATGCAGGACAATCCCGTCTTGCAGCAGCAGGCGCTTGCTGACCCGCACCCGTGGCAGAAAGCCTATCAGATCGCCAAGAACGCCAAGACAATGGCTGAACTTGGTGCAACCGACATTCAAACATTGGAAGCGAAAATCCGGGAGCAAATTCTTGCCGAACAGCAGGCAATTCAGCCTGCGGCATCGCGCATCCCGCCTTCGCTTTCGACAACCCGCAGCGTTTCCTCGCGCAACGGGCCTGCATGGTCTGGCCCGCCTAGCCTTGGAGACCTTCTCAAGTAACACCGGCTTTCACGTCGTGATGACGTAGCCCCTCCCTAGATGGATTTTTTAACATGGCAGACACCTCCGTTCCCTCGGCCCTTCAGGTCGAGCAGTGGGATAGCAACTTCTTCACCGAATACCTCCACGATGGCGGTTTCAAAGACCTTATGGGCACCAACGAAAACGCGGTGATCCAGGTCAAGGAACAGCCGGGCAAGGGCAATGGTGACAAGATCACTATCCAGCTTATCAACCGCCTGACCAACGCCGCTGTGACCGGCACTTCGACCCTTGAGGGCTTCGAAGAGGACATGGCGCAGCGTTCGTTCTCGATCACCGTGAACAAGCGCCGCAACGCAGTCCGCATTCCCGAAATGTCGGAAGTGCAGTCGGCAATCTCGCTGCGCGATGCCGCCAAGGCAACGCTGCTCGATTGGGCAATGGAAGACACCCGCGACCTTGTGATCCGCGCTCTGGGTTCGCTTAACGGCACCCGCTTCGAGGATCGCACCGCCGTCATTGCTGACGCATGGCTGGTGGACAACAAGGATCGCACTGTCTTTGGTGCCTATGCGCGTGGCGGTTCGGCAGGCGGCGCCGACCTGTCGGCTGACCTTGCGCAGTTGGATACCACTGCTGACCTGTTCAACAAGGATCGCCTTGATGACATGGTTTATGTCGCCAAGACCTGCAACCCGAAGATTCGCCCGATGCGTGACGCTGGCAACGGCAAGCGGTATTATGTCGCTTTTGCCCATCCGGCTGCTTTCCGCGACCTTCGTGCGAGCCTTGACACTGAAGTCCTTGCCCTGACCAACGTGCAGACGCAGGCTTCCAAGCTGTTTGAGGGTGGCGACATCCTTTACAACGGCGTGATCGTCAAGGAAACCGACAACCTGCCGATCTATGAGAACCTTGGTGCTACCGCTGCTGCCGAAGTCACCCCGGTTTACCTCTGCGGCGCGCAGGCAATCGGTGCAGCTTATGCGAACCGCTGGCGTTCGAAGACCGAGGTGTTCGATTACGGCGACAAGTATGGCGTTGCGATTGATGGCATCTACGGCATCGAGAAAATCCGCTTCGGGACCGGCGCGGCTGACACCGATGACTACAAGGATCACGGTGTTGTCACCGGGTTCTTTGCCACCGCTGAAGCGCCGACCGTCCTGACGGCGGTTGCTGCTGAAAACTAAGATGATCGGGGCGGGCTTAACGGCTCGCCCCCTTCTCTTGCAGGAGTAGGCCATTGGTCATAATCCGCCACTCCGTGCGCAGCACTAACATTGCGTTCGGGCAGCGCATCGGCGCGACCGAATGGGATGCTAACCACGATGTTCCGGTTGCCACGCAGGCAGAGGCGAAGCAGGCGTTGCCGACAACGTATTGATGACGCCATTACGGGTTGCGCAGGCGTTGGCTGTTGGTGGTGGTTCTGAAGGCCCACAGGGGCCGCAAGGCGAACCGGGCGAACAAGGTATTCAGGGCGTCGAAGGCCCGCAAGGCATTCAGGGTATACAGGGAATCCAAGGCATACAGGGCGATGTTGGCCCCGCCGTTTCCGCCGAAACAGGAGGTCTTAATGGCTATTTTCCTTAGCGCCAAACCGCCTGCTGATGTCGTTCTCTATACATGGAAGCCGACGCTCGAAAAGGGCGACGAAATTGCTGAGTTCACTCTCACCCCGACCGGCGCGACGATTGACGCCGAAGAGGCGATTAACGGCGAAGTGCAGTTTTACGTGTCGGGCGGCACAGCGGGCGCAACGGCTGCAATCGCGGCTTCGGTTGTCACCGTTGACGGCGAAGAACTTAGCGAAACCATTTATCTGCCGATCATCACCAGCGCAGCGCAGATCGCGCACACGGCGCGGGAATATGTCAACTTTGCGCTGCGCAAGATTATCGGCAACGGTGAAACGCCTTCCGCTGATGAATTGACCGATGCGCTTGAGCGGCTGAATGCGCTTGTTGCGTCATGGCGTGCGCTTGGCGCTGATATTGGCGCGCCGTTCCCGATCTTGGCAGAAACGGTTATTTATTGCCCCGATTGGGCGGTTTCGCCGCTTCGCTACAACCTGCTTGTCGAATGCTGCGAGTTGTATGGCGAACAGCCGACGCAGATGGACGTAATGCGCGCACGGCAAGGCGCTGCGCTGGTGCGCAACATGAACCTGCCCGACGACCGCATGGCGGATTATTTCTAATGCCTGCGTTGCAATACGGCCTGTCATCTTACGAACGGGCCGAGGGCGACATTCCGGGACTGCCTGTCGTCAATATGTATGTTGAAGAAACCGCATCGGAAGGCGTTGTTCTGCAATCCCGGCGCGGGCTGGTGGATCGCGGCGAGGTTATGGGTTCGGGGCCGGTCAAGGCGCTGTTCAAGCGTGACGGGGTGGTTTCGGGCGCATTGCTAGGGGTAAGCGGTTCTTCGCTCTACAGCGGCACCACAAGCGTCGGTGCGGTAACGGGTTCGGGCGCAGTTTCGATTGCTGGCAATGAGACGGGCGCGCTGATATGTGCCGGTGGTTCGCTGCATAGCTGGAACGGCGCGACCTTTGGCACGGTAACGCTGCCGGATGACTTTGACGCGATCAAGGTTGTCGAGGGCGCATCGCGGTTCGTGGTGATCCGTGGGAATAGCGGGCGGTTCTACTTCACCCCGCCTTTGCAGCAGACCTTTGACGCGCTGGATTTTGCCACGGCTGAAAGCGAAGCCGACCAACTGCTGGATGCGCTGTTCCTTGACGACATTCTGATCCTGTTCGGCAAGGAAACGGTTGAGTTCTGGCCGAACACCACTGACAACAATCTGCCGTTTCAGGCGCTGGAAGGCCGGGTGATTGATCGCGGTATCAGGGCGACGGGCTGCGCGACTACGCTAGGCTCGGCCTTTGCGTGGGTCACCAACCAGAACACGATCTGTCTGCAAGACGAAAACAACATTATTTCCAACCCTGGCCTGCAAGAGCGCATCGCGGCATCTACGTCTGTGCGGCTGTTCAATTTCTTTATCGACGGCACCGAGTTTCTGG